TCTCGCGATCGTTAGCTCTCCGCCATTTATACTAGAAACTCTCACTACTCTTTTGAGTTGAAGAACAATAAATTGAGAATATTCCCAGAGCCAAATTCAGGATCTCCAGATTCCTTATGGATTAAGTTCTCTATCCCCTCAGAGCCTTGGGATGAATCGGATGATGATAGAAATTCTAGGACGAAGGGTATCAACAATTTAAATACCGCT